GCGCCGCGTAAATCCGGCTCGGCCAGTGCTTGTGCTCGTAGAGCTTGGCGATGATGGTGTTGGCCTCGTCGAGCGTGAACGGATCAATTTCCTTTTTCGACCGCTTCGGCAACTCGATCACCTCGGCTGGGTTCTTGGTCAGCAGCCCTTCGCGCGCAGCGGCGGCCAAGATCGTCGACAACCTGGTGATCGCGTTGCGCTTCACGTTCGCCGAAGCCCATTCAGTTTCGGTGATGATGCGCCGGATCAGGGTGGTGGTGATAAGGTCAAGACGCACCATGGCCAGGCGCGGTACCCAGTACAGGCTCAATGCGCTCTTGTAGTTGTTGTGCGTGCCTTGCGTGATCTCGCGGCTATCCAACCAGAGCTGAGCGTACTCACCGAAGGTCGGCTTGCCGCCGACCACGGTTTGGGAGCCTGGGAACAGCTCCGCGTACTTGTCCTGGTCGAGCAGCCCGAGTCTGTTGAGGCTGGTTACCTGATCGCGAAGGACGGATGCAGCTTTGACGCCTTTTTGTGTCGCGGGGTAGGGGAGCGTTTCACATCTACGGATACCGTCCCATGTGAAACGAATGCGGAGGGAGCCACGGAAGATTTCGATCCCTCGGGGTAAATCCATTGGCTTTCCAGCCATTCGTCATACCTCTTCTTGCTGTAGATGATCCGGCCGCCATGCTTGATCCAGACGCCTTCGGGGATGGTGCCGCGCTGGCGGCGGTGCTCTAGGGAGCGCTTGGTGCAGCCGAGCAGGTCAGCCATGCGTTTTTCGGTGACCTTGTCGACGTCACCGGTACTTTGGGTTTCCATGGAATGGTCTCCACGCCGCCGGTGGCGGCAGGTTGGTGTCAGGCGGGAATCTTGTCGAGGACCGCGCCGGCTACCTTGAGCGCTGCCTGGGCATCGTTGACGTAGGCTGGATCGAAGCCGCCGGCGTAGTGGATAACGCGCTGGCAGGCATCCAGTTCTTTGCGGGCCAGGCGCAGGGCATGGACCAGCTCTTCCTGCAGCGCGCCCTCGGCTCGGCCCATATCCCAGAACTCCAGGCACCAGTGATCGGCTGGCGGTGGGTTGCTGTTCTGCTTGCCTGTGGCAAGGGCGCCGATGATGACGTCACAGACCGAGCGCTTGTAGACGTTATCGCCGTCAAGGCTGAGGCCGCCGCGCCGGCGGAGCGTGCTGATCACCTCGTCGACGTTGAGGCCGCTGTCCTTAAGGACGATATCCTGCTCGGGCTGGTCTGGGGTGTAGATGATCAGGGCAAGCTTGGCGCCGAGCCAGAGGTCAGCGGCGAGACGCTCAAGGCAGTCGTTTGCGGTCTGGTGGAAGCGTTGAGTTGCAGACATAGGGAATCCTCGCCCGCGCATGTCGGCGGGCTTGAGTTGTAGGGGGAGGGGTTAGGAGTTGTACTGCTGGCGGATGCGGTGGGCGATGTCGCGGAGCTGGAAGTCCATCTCGAACATCTGGTTGTTATCCCGGCGCGAGACGACCATAGACCTGGCAACATTGCGGCCACCAAGGATCCAGGCGGCCAGCAGTATCAGGCCGGATTCGAGCTGGCGCCGGAGCCAGCCTTTGCGCGGGATCATCGCGGCCCCCTGTAGATCAGGTAGGCCATGTACATCAGGGGCAAGATCATGATTTGTGCCCCAAGAAGGCGTAGACCAGAGCGACAAGGCCGCATGCAATGCCGATCGTGTACCCGATAGCTGCAGCGCCTGGTGTTCCGGTGCCGTTGGCGGCGATCATGAAGAGCAAAGCCAGTATCAGGTTGAACTGGTAGTTGGTCACGGCATCAGCTCCTTCGGCACCTGGACGGTATCGCCGCGGATGAGCTCGACGATTGATCGGCACACTGCTACTGGCGTGGTATCCCCCCAGCCTTCACCCTCACGGCACGAGCCAGGCCTCCACGTGATGGCAACACTCTCGCCGTCCGCGCTCCGCTCTACCAAGCGCATGTACTTGTCTTGCAGGGCGCCGGCCAGGGACCAGTCCTCCCATGGGTTGTAGCGCTTGGTGTGCTGGGTAGCGGCGGCCTGGTACCGGGCGAACACGCGCCAGGGGTTTCCGTACTCCGGCGGCGCCAGGAAAACGTCCAGGCCTTCCGCCTTGCCGATGGCCCACCCCAGGGCCTCGCCGGCCAGTTCGGCCGTCTTCACTTCGATCAGGTCGGTCATGGCTTCACCTCGGGCCGCTCAGGGAACGACGCTTCGGCTTCGGTGCGGAACTTGATGTCGGCCGAGTCACCATGGCGGCCTTCTGACCAGGTGATCCGCTTGCCGCAGTAGCAGCCGGTCACTTGGGCCAGGTCGAAGTTCTGCCGGAACTCCATCGAGATTCCAGTCATGCCGTGCTGGCGCGCGAGGACGACTACCGCTCGCGCGAACTCTACGTCTTGATCAGTCACTGCGCTCACAGCTGATACCTCTCATCAATCCAGCGCCCAGGCGCCAGTGCGGGTGTAGGTTCGGGTGGTGTTTCGTGCGGGGGGAGCTGGCGCTGGTTGCCGGCCACTTGCGGCAGCCAGACCTTCACGCAGCTGATGGCGTTGTTGCCCAGCGAGTTCATGACGTAGCAGACAACGCCGCGGGGCTTGTCCTCGAAAGACCAGACGCCTGGCGGCAGTTCGGTTGCGCTGGCGCCGGTGGCCAGCAGCAGGAGGCAGAGGGCGAGGCGCATCATTGCTCCACCATCCTCTCGATTCGCTTCGCGATTCGCTGCTGCTCAATGTGCACCAAGTCCTGTTGCTCATCAGTCAGGTCGTCGAAGTGCATCGAGGTCAGCGGCTCAGCGTTCTGAACAATGGCTGCAAACCACTGACGTGTTCGCATGGTTGCCTGCTTTCGTTGTTCTCGGGTCATGGCTACACCTGTTGAATGTTGGATTCAACCCAATCGCGCATCCGCTGCCATCGGCTTTCGGGCGTATCTCGAATCAACTCCCACCGACCCGCATCGTCCTGCACGAACTTGCCTGGGCTCTCGTCGTTTTCGTAGACGATCTCGGCAGCCAGTGCCTCTGCGATCCCGAAGGCCTGCGCCACGCTCTCGCGGTCGTGAGCATCAATCGTGCTCATGTCGAGGCCGCGCTTGGCGCCGAGGGCACCCAGGGTGCAGAACTGGCCGTCGGCCTCCAGTGTGTCGGTGACTAGGCGCTTGTCGGGCATGGCGTCAAGGGCATCTCGAAGCTCGAGCAGGAAGGACTGACCGCGCTTGCCCCTGATGGCCGATGCAACTGCGCCTCGCCAGCAGATGAGGCTCCAGTTATCGCAGTCGTCGCTGTATCCGCTGCGGCTCATGGCTTCACCTCGCGGCGCGCCCACCAGCAAACCGGGCCGTCGTCGGTGTCATGGATGGCGAGGCAGAACCAGCCATCACCTTCAGGCTTACCCGGTTCCCAGTAGCCGCAGTGCGGCTCATCGGACTGGAAGTAGCGATCTACGATCTCCTCCGGCGCGTCTGTTTCCAGGTGGACCATGACGAGATGCAGGCCCTGCTGTGCGATCCAGGCCTTGCACTTCTCGCCGTCGCCTTCGTCGAAGTCGGGCAGCTCCGGGTGTTCGTACATTCCGTATTCGTCGCGCACAACCGGCGCCGGCTGGATCAGCTTGATTTCTTCAGGCATGACGATTCCTTAGCCGCCATTCAGCGGACAATCAAAATTAGGATGGAATAAGTGCTATTCCGGCAGGTCCATCGGGCAGAAGCCTGGAAAAAGGCTCTGTCTTGCAGTGCAAAAGTTGGGGAGACGGAACATGCCGGATATCGAAAGGCGTTACCGAGCTTATAAGCTGTTGCGAGAACTGGATTCGCTCACTAGTACCACCATGAACCAGGTTGCGTATGGTCGCCTGGGCGGCCCGGAGTGGCGCGCCGCCTGCGCTGCGCACCGCGCGGCGTTCGAACAGTGGATCGAATTCGCCGAGTCACTGGAGCAACAAACCGAGGCGGATAAAAGCCGCTCATAAGCACAGCTTTCGGTTAATTACCTATACAAAATAATAAATTTGTACAACTTATCGACCCGGTCGTCAGTTGCACAGGTCCAGTGCGCCGAATAACTTGATTGCAAACTTTTGTGCCTTATCTTTTACCTTTCAACAGGACAATAACCGAAGGAGGGTGAGATGAGAGTTCGTGGAGACATTTTCTGGAAATGGGCCGACCCTACACTTCACCACCGCACCCACGACGAGACGCTCGACGATGGGACGCACGTTGATGTTCAAGTCCGACTCTCCCGGACCGGACAAACGCAAATGTTCATCGGTATTTATGCACCTAGCGGGATGGCCCTTCACGAAGAGGCTTTCGACTCACGTCCCGGCGAGTCGATGACCAGGGCACTGGCCTGGGGCGTGGGGCGCGCTCGCCGAATCGCCACTGAGGGCCTGGCAGCAACGGAGAAGCTCGCCGCCTGCTCGAAATAGAGGGAAGAGTTTACAGCTGGGCGGAGTACAAATGTGCTCCTGCCAGCTGTTCGCTACCCGGGGACATCCGGCTGGAGAGCGAGCCCCTTCACGGCCTCGCTGTAAATGAATTTGATCTTATCCCACGGGATCGTGTGGCGCTGAGCATATTCACCCTCGCCATCGCAGATCTCGCAGCCCTCTGCTGGCTCGTCCAGTTCGAGGCATTCGGGGCATTCGCGGGTTACCTCCAGCTTAAACTCGCCAAGCAGCAGGGCTTTGGCGCCATTCTCGGCGGTGAGCCGCCTGGGCATGAGGCAGTAGCCATCGGGGATCGATACAGCCGGCACGCTCGATCCCGTCATCGGGCCAAGCCCCACGACCGGCAGACCAACCTCAGCCGAATCCCTTTCCGCCTCTTCTTTGGTCCACCAGATGGCAGTACCAACCATCCACGCTATTGGCTCGGGGTGGGGCTGAGGGGCTGGCTGGGTCAGAAGTGTTCGAACTGCCCGGAACTGGCCGAGGGTAAGGGCTAGGTCCTTGTGCATTCCAATATCATGGGCAGGCTGGAAGCTATCGTCTTCGGCAGAGTCATAGCAGTCGGCGACGGCATCGAATGGCGCCAGGACAGCGGCCATCACTGTGTTGCTGGATCGGTTTTCTGTGGGCATGGGATACCTCGGAGCCTGGTAAAGCCCGGCTAAGCTGAATGTTTCATGGGTAGAGGAGGTCCGGAGATGACTACAAAGTTCCTCTGCCAGAACTGTGAGAAAGAGACGGAAGCAGAGCTGGATTACGATGAGGAATTGGACAGGCAGGCCTTCTACTGCCAGCACTGCGGGGCAAAGCATGTTTCGGTGATGGAGTCCCGTGCACCCGGCGGTCCGGTGGAGATGCAGTTCCGACTTGTCGAAGACTAGGCTGCAACAGCCTGGGCAGTGGCTGATCGCCAAGGGTCATTTGCGCGGGCTAGGGCAGCCATCGGCGGCGGGCTGACGCTGTTGCCGCACATGTGCACCTGCTCGGTCTTGGTGAACGGCTTGCCGTCGGCGCCCTTGTCGATGATGTAGCTGGCCGGGAATCCTTGAGCGCGGTAGAGCTCGTGCGGCTGCAGCATGCGCAGGCAGATGTCGACGATCACATACGGCATGCCCCTCACGAATACGGTGACCAAGCCCAGGCGATCCTTGGTCGTCACTGTCGGCGCTGGGGCGTCGCAGGCGCTGGTGTTCTCCGTCCCGTAGTAGCTGATCAGGAACGCGGCGACGCGTAGGGCGCCTTCCTCGTGCTCCGGTGATAGCTTGTACTCGACCAGGGCGTGGTGCTCGGCACCGGCGGTCATTGTCGGCACCAGCTCATCTACTGCACGCCCTACGCAGTTGCGGCGCAGCGTGGCCAGGCTGGCAGTCACCAGGCGCTGCTGGCTGCCGGTGTTGGTGACCGTGGTCAGTGGCTCGTCCGCGCCCTTGGCTGGCGTGGTGTTGAACCCCCCGTTTGCTTGCTCAATGAACGCGGTGCAGACGCCCATGGCGTGGGCGGCGCCTGCTGGCCGCTTGTAGTTGCCGCCGCTGGTGATTGTCGGTACCGGATCCGTGACCGGTGATCCCTCGCTGTTGAAGCGGAACTTGACCAGGTGCGCCGATGCCAGGGCATGTTTTACGCCCCCGGCGACGACCGTGCCCAGCGGCCGGTCCAGCCCAGGAACTCGCGGCTGCTGCCCCACACGCTCACCGTATCCGGTTTGCACCAAGGTAGGGCTGGCCATGGCGAAACTGCCTCCGCGCGGCCAGGAGGTGACGGTGCGGAGCGGTTCTTGGGCTGACTGAGCCAATTCGCCCGACCAGTTCGCGATCGGCACGATGAAGGGCTGCGGGTTGTCCAGCACGAACTTCTTCATGCCCTTGGCGACCCGGCGCAGGGTGGCGGCGGCCAAGTCCTTCTTGCGGCCAAAAATGCTCTTGCTCGGCACGCTCCAGTCGATGCAGTCGGCGGCGGTGCGCCACTTCTGCTGGCCCTTGGCTGGGTGTTTGGCGTGGGTAGGATCTGGCCACACGATGGGCTGCCCGTCGCAGCGGGCGATCATGAACAGGCGCTCGCGGCTGGTCGGGGCGCCGTAATCGCACGCCTTGATAATGCGCCATTCCACCTGGTAGCCCATGCCTTCCAGCAGCTGGACGAAGCGGCGCCAGGTGGTGCCACGGCGCTTGGGGTTCGGTACCAGGAACTGATTGGATACTGGCACCTGCTCGCCCGGCTCAGCCACCCGGTTTACGGTCTTCTTCGGATTGGTCGGGTGCGGTACCAGATCCAGGGTAACCACGCGCCCGGTCGCCTTGTCGCGCTTCGCGATCAATGGGCCCCACTGCAAAATCTGCTTAACGTTCTCAAGGCTGATAACGCGCGGCTTCTTCTTGCCGCCCCACTTGAGGCCGATCCACGACAGATTGCGGATTTCGTGCTTGCGCGGCTGCCCGCCAGCGGCCTGGCTGTGGTGGGTGCAATCGGGGCTCATGTGGAACCAGCCAACCGGCCGGCCCTGGCATTCCTCATCCGGGTCACCGTCGAAGACGTCGGTGGTGAAGTGGCGCGCCGCCGGGTGGTTGGCAGTGTGCATGCTGATGGCCGCCGGGCTGTGGTTCTTGGCCACGGTGACTGGCCGGCCGAGGCCCATCTCCAACCCGGTACCGGCGCCGCCGCCACCGCAGAAGAAGTCCACCACGATCTCATCGTCTTGCGGATCGAAGCCAAGGCCGTACTGGGTTTTGAAGTCGAGCGGGTTCTTTTTCGGGAATGCAGACATGGGCGGTCCTCGCCGGTGGGGCGTGATCGTTATCGTTGAATAGGGGAAGGCGCTGGCGGGCAGCGCGTGGTGTCAGGTTTTGCGGCCGGAATCGTTTTTTGGTATAACGCGCGGCCATTTCACAGGAAGGAACCTCATGAAACACACCATCATTGGAGCAATTCTTGTCGCAGTAACCTCGCTTTCTCTCAGCGGCTGCTTCGAGGCAGAGGCCGACCATAAGCCGAAGGAACAGAAGGAAGTCAGCGACAAGTTCTATGAGATCTCGGAGCCAGATGAAAGTCAGGACAAGGGGTTCAAGCCATGAAGCACTGCTTAGCCTCAATCCTCGGTGCTGCACTCACTATGAGCTTGGCCGGCTGCAAAGAAGACGCACCCGACACTGCTGCCTACGAACCGACTAGCGAACACTGTCAGCCCGATTACTTGAAAACGCTTCCAGACAACAAGGCCCGCGAGGACCTGGTCGAGAAGTGCATGACGGGTGGCTCTTACAAGAAGTCAGAGCCGAAGACCTGGTAACGTCCGGTCTTCGTCAGTCAGCGCCGCCTCATCAGGCGGCGTTTTCGTATGGGGGAAGGCGCTGGCGTGCAGCGCTGCTGTTGTTATGCTTCGCCGCTTACCAAACAGGGAGAGTGGTAATTCAGTTGCGTGAAAGCATTCGGGCGTTCCAGCTATGGTTCAACCCGAAGCGCAGACGGTGGGCTGGCGTGACCCTGATCGCGCTTGGGGTGCTCGGGATGTTTCTCAACCCGCAAAGCCGGTGGACCTTGGTGCTAGCAACTGGAATCTACTGGTTCTTCACGGCTTTGCCGCCCGTCCTCGGCGGCAGGCGCTGAGGCGCTGGCGGGCAGCGCCGGAGGTTATGCTGCTTTCGCTTCGCCCTGCCGAGCTACTATCGCCTTGGCGGCGTGATTGACCAGGTACAGCCGGTTGATCAGGCTGTCGCGCGGCTTGTCGATGGTGATCTCCCAGTAGTCGCAGCCCAGGCCGAGCTCTTCGTGGTGCTCGCTCATGAGCATGCTGGCCTGTTCGACGCATTCGACGTGGTCGGCTTCGTACAGGCGATCATTCAGGGAATCCCAGAAGTCGCGCCCGTCTTCCCCGTATTCGATTGCTGCTAGCCGATTCTTGACCAGGCTGCGCAATTCATCCCACCGGCCTGCTTCACCGACACCGCCGTCATTTCGCATCCACTCGGGCAAGGCGTCGTACAGCTCGTCGTCATGGGTGTTTTCGCAGATCTGGTTGCTGACGCCGGTTACCAATGCCGCTCGGAAAGCTTCCTCATCGAACTCGCGCTCGCGGCAATGCTCTTCGAGCTTCGAATGGATGTAGTAGCCGATGTCGTCCCCGGCCAGGAACTCGATCCCGTAGGACAGGCCGACGTTGAAGGTCAGGCCGTTGATGTCGCCCACGACGGCGATACCGAAGCGGGTGATCAGGATATCGAATGCGTAGCAGGTGGTGCGTGGGGCTTTGCAGCGCCAAGCCTGCAGCTGATTAGTGTCAGCCAGGACGGTGTATTCGTGGTCCTTCAAGCACTCGGCGGCCCGCTCGCGGCGCTTGGCCTTTTCGGCTTTGCGTTGCGCGATCCATTCTTGGTGGCGTTGTTCGTCGTTCATGGCTTTCTCCATGCATGCGCCGCCCTCCGTGGCCGGATGCGGCATAGTGGCAAAATGATTTGAAAAAGGTTATGAGTAGCGTCCGATATCGCACTGAAGGGACAGCTATGAAGATTCGAACGCAGCACATGACGCTTGGCGCCGCACTGATGCAGATCGCCGAGCACGAGCGCTTCACTGCCATCAATCCGCTGTACATCCGCGGCCAGAAAGTAACGAACGCTTTCCTGATCAACGACAACACCTGCATTTTTCTGAAGTACGGCAGCGAGCCCAAGCCGACTGGTGAGTATCAGTTCACTTTCACCGTCGATCAGCTGAACTCGATTGAAGATGCGCAGGAGCACTATCGGCATGTGTTCGCCTGCCTGGTATGCGTTGAAGAGCAGGACATTTGCGGTCTAGAAGCGGCTGAGCTGCAGCGCATGATCGTTGCTCGTCAAGACACCACCGACGGCGAAGAAGACTCCTACCAGATCTTGATCACTGCACCCGAAGGGCAGCGTCTGCGCGTTTACACGAACACCGCCGGGCGTCGTGGCGTCCCTGCTCATGATCCATTGCTTATTGCCCGGAACCGCTTCCCAGGCTTCATCTTCGAGTAGTTTCCGGCGGCAGGATCTCTTCGCCTGGGTCCCGCCGTAGCTCGGCCATACTGGCCTCATTGAACTGACGCGCTAGTTTTGGCGAGATGTAAAAAGCTGGCGCGTCAGGTCGTTCAAGCCGGCGCGCACGCTCTTCAGGATCCTGCGCAATCCACGACAAAGCCATGTCCTGCCACAGCTCTTGCACCTGCTTGTAGCCGTGGCGCTTGATCTCGGCGGAGAGCGCTTTCTTGATCCCCGCAGGCATCGTGATGGTCACGTCCTCGATTCCCAGCTTCTCGGCCTTCTTCTTCTCGCGTTCGCGGTAGTCGGCAGAATGCCGTGCAGCCGCTGTTCTCTCCTCGACCATGGCCGATACCTCCCAAGCCGCTGGGCGGCAAATTGATGTGCTGCTGGCGCCGGCCGTGCCGGACGCGCGCGTTGATGCGTTTCATGCTTTGCGTTTTGCTCGCTTTTCGGCGGTGGTCGGGAAGCTGATCCCGAACTCATCCATGATTCGATGTAGCAGCTTGTAGGAGATGTTCATGTGGCGAACGACTTGGGCCATGGTCAGGCCGACATCGCGGGCGGCAGTGATACGCTCTGCCAGGGCCCGGTCTTTTACTGGGTCGCTGAGCTTCTTGCCCTTGTTGCCCTTGCCACGATTGGGGTTGGGCTGGAAGTGAAAGCCACCGTCTGCGGCTGCACGGCTGAGCGCTGACTGTGAGAGTCCGGTGTGCGCCATTGCTTCGGCGTAGCACATCGTCGCCGCCAGTTTGCGAAGCTCGGCCAGTTGCTTTTGCCGCTTGGTCATCTTGGGCTCTGCAGCTTCCGACGAGGCGCGGATAGGCTCAAGGTCGCGATGCTGCCGGTGCGGCACGTATTCATAACCCGGTAGGGTCTGCACCGTGCCGCCCTGGCTGAAGAAGCTGTCGATGCTCGCATTGAGCTGGGCCAGCACCGCTTCACGAGGGTCGGGGGTTGGTGTGCCATTCACTGCAGGCCACCCCGCTTTGTCGCTGCGCCTGCCTCCATCGCATCCACAAACCGCATGGCTGCCTGGTAGGTGTACGCGAACCCATGAACTGCGCCTGTCGCGATCTCAACTACATCCCAGGTGCTGCCCTTGTTCGACGCCTGAAAGCGCGGGGCGGGCTGGCCGACCTTGGCGTGGGCCTCGATCCTTGCTGACTTGCTGCGCTCGAGCAGGGCCGCGAGCACGGCAAGCTTCTGCTCGAAAGCAGGGTGCATTGCTGTGTGCATGGTGAATCCTCGGATTGGTCAGGCGTGAAGTTCAAGGGCCTCGGCCCGGCGAACGATTCGAACTTGTGCGGTGCGCCGCTCGGGCGCCCGGCGATCGCGCCGCATCGGGTCGCTGTCGTTGATCAACGCATGCGATGCGATCAGGGCGGCGAGGGCGATGCAGAGCGGGCTGATGATCTGTTGGCGCATGGCCTTGGTGACCGCCTCGATGCGCCGGCCGGCTTCCAGCTTGAATAGCGCGGCTTCGATGCGGTTGGCCACGGTGCCCGGGCTGACGGCCATCTCGCGGGCGATTTCTTTGGTGGTGAGGCCCTGGGCCACCCACAGCAGTGCTTCGAGCTCGCGGGGAGCCAGCGCCTTGCCGAGCTGGCCAATCCATGAGCCGCAGGTGATCGTTTCCATGAAGTGTCCTCGGTGGGGCTGCATTGGTGTGTGATCTGGCCGGCGCTGATCCCGGCTTCATGAGGGTTTTAGCGATTTGCGCGACAGCAGGGCATTGCCCGCTTTAGAGATTCGCACCTCATGGACGCTACCTGCGCATCAGCCTGCGCATTCAGATCACACACCGATGCAGCCTGGTGATGGGGAACCAGGTAGATCGGGCAGTTAACGTCAGGCTGACGTGGCGCTGGTTGTTCCTACGGCTACCGCCATGGGTAGCCAGGATATGGTTCACCGGAAAGCCTGTACTGCGCCTGTCCGGCTAGCTTCTCCCAGAGGGCTTTCAGGCGCTTACGGCCGGCCTTCGTTTGCTGGTCGGGGATCACCGTTTTCGCAAGCGCGAAACCGCATTCGTCACTGCAGCAACTGAAGCTGTGCCCCCATGCCGAGCTCGACATGCGGGCTCCGCCCCATTCGTCCTTTGCGTCTTTTGCTCCGCAGTGCGGGCAGTCATGCGCAAGGTAGTACTGCCTGAATTTCATGATTCAGCCCTCGGTTGATTTCCCGTCTGGCCCTGTCGCCAAGGCCAGCCAGTGAAATCAGGCAGCGCGAGCCAGTTCAGCCTGTGCAAGCAGCTCAGTCACGGCCTCGGCCGGGGTGCAGCTGTCGGCGTACAGGTCGTGCAGGTCGCTTTCTTCCCGCGAGCCAAGGGCGACTTGGTGGCCAAGCAACTCGGAAGCCTTGTCGATCCAGCGGTAGTAGGCGCGCTCTTCAGCATCGATGCGGCATTCATCAGCCGCCATGGTTGCCATGTTGAACATTGCAGTGCCCTCCGGGCGGTTGATTTCCCGTCTGGCCCTGTCGCCAAGGCCAGCCAGTGAAATCTGTTGTCCGCACCATGCGCGGCGCCGCGGTATCCCCACCTGGCCGGGTCACACATTTCGTGTTCGGTGTTCTTCCCGGCTGGCTTGCATGGTTTGGCGTCCCTCAATGCCTGAGGTCCGGCAGCTATCCAGAGGCTGCGTGGTCGACGACTTAGCTTGTC